CCCGAGCGCAGCGAGGCCGGGCTGGACGGCGTCGATGGTGGCGCGGATCTCCTGGAAGATCGCGACCAGGATCCGCTGCCCCTCGGCGGACTTCGCCCAGGCAGCCATCGCACCGGTCAGCCGGTCGAGCGTGCCCAGAAGCTCGGCCCCGGCCGCGCGCTGGGCGGCGAACACCGAGAGCAGGGTCGAGCCGACGTTCGCCGTGATCGACCCGAGGGTCTTCAGGGTGTCGATTCCGCCCTGGATCCACTGCTTCAGCTCGCCACTACGGCGGGCCTGGTCGATGAAGGTCCGGAACCGGCCGGTGGCGTCGGTCAGCCCGGACGCCAGCTCGGGCAGCAGCTCGCTGCCGACCACGCCGATGTCCAGGAACGCGGCCGCCAGGTTCTGCGCGGCCGGCCGGGCCGCCTCCAGGGCCTTGCCCGTGTTCTGGAAGATCGTGTTGACGTTCTCGACCGTGCGCCCGGCGGTGGCGAAGCCGACGAAGTCCTTCGCCATAGCGTTGAACTGGGTGGCAACCCCGGTCAGGCCCGACCGCATGGTCGGCAGGTAGGCCGAGGAGAGCCGCTGCATCTCCGCGCCGAGCCCGGCGAACAGGGCCTGCTGCGTGTCGAGACGAACGCTGCCCCACGCGGGACCGATGTCGCGGACGCTGACCGCGAACTCGCGCGCGGCCGGGGCGAGTTCCTTCAGCGCCTCGCCGAACTTCTTCGCGTCGTCGAGGTTCTTGTGAGCGTCACCGACGCCGTTCAGGCCGACGACCAGGCCAGCGGCCGCCGCACCGGTGGCCGCGAGGATGCCCGGGAGGATGCCCACCGCCCCGGACGCGGACACGGCCGCCGCGCCCAGTGCCGCGATGGTCGGTGCAGCGGCAACGGCGGCGGCCGGGATCGCCAGGGTCTGCAGCGCCCGGCCGAGGGCAGCGACCTGGACGATGGTCTCGCTCAGGCCACGGTCGACGGCGACCTTGACCGTGGCCGTACGGCCGTCGAGCCTGTCGACCTCACCGGAAGCGCGGCGCAGCTCAGCCAGGGCCGCCCCGACGTCCGCGCGCAACGACACGTCGATGTCGGCGTCCGAGAGGCCGGCGAGCTGACGTTCCAGTTCGACGACCTGGGCGCGCGCGTCCTCGGTGTCGATGTCGACACCGATCCGCTTGTCGGCCAGGGCAGCGAGCGAGCCCCGGATCTCGGCGATCTCGCGGTCGGCGTCGGTCGCGTCCGCGTCGATCTCGATGTCGGGCAGGGACTCGATCGCCCGACCGATGCGCCGCTGCAGGTTCTCGGCGAAGGCGCCGACCTGCCGTTCGGCCCGGCGGGTCTCGACCTCGACCTCGGGGTTGGCCTTCTGCCGGTCGAGATCCTTGAGCTTGTCCGCGAGCCGGTCGACGGCGTTCGCGAGGCGCTCGAGGTCGGACGCGTCTCCGCGCCCGAGCACGTCGAACCGAAGGGTCTCGGCCACGAGCAGTACCCCTCTCGTGGTCGAGCCCTACGGCGTTATGGAGTTGTCGGAGCGGGAACGGTCAGGCGGCGGCGGGACCGGATCCGTTCGGCCGGGGCTTGGTGCGCCGGGCCTTCCGGTTGACCGGCTCGGCCTCGTCCTCGACCACGGTCACGTTCCAGTTCTTCACGTCATCGATCGGCAACGACCAGATGAAGTCACGCCAGCGCAGCTCGTGGTTCTCCCGAACCGCGGCCAGGTAGGCGAGCTGGATAACCGCCTCGGCGGCCTGGCTGTACTGGGCAGTGGAGAGCTTGGCCTTCCCGCCGTCGACCACCCAGTCGGCCATGGCGACCCAGCGATCCGGGTCCGCCCCCATCTCGCGGATGGCGATCAGGTCACCGGCCGAAAGCGGAGCCTTCTCGTCGTAGTCGTACGTTCGCCCTGCGAACTGCATGCGGATCAACGGTTCTCCCCTAGCCTGCAATCCTGCTCATGATCCGGTGCATGGCCCGTACGGCCGCCTGCCGGAACGCTGGTCCGTGTGATCGTAGGGTGGGGTAGAACCACGGCTGCCCGACCTGCGGCACCCACGCCTTCCGGTTGCCGAACACCGGGTGCCGCCAGGGCGTGCCCTCCGACCCGAGCACGAGCCGCTCGCCGTACTTCGGATCGACCTGCTTCTCCCGCACCGTGAACCGGATCCCGGACCCCAGCACCTGCAACTTGGTCGCGGCCGCGATCCGGGCGCGCAGCCCGGTCGATCGCCCGGCCGGGCCGCCGCTCATGTCCACCCCGAGGACGGCCGAACGGGTAGCCGTGAGCGCGGGCTGGCCCGCCCGGCGGATCTCCTGCCGCAGCTCGGCCTGAAGGTCCTTGCGGGCCGCGTCCTTGAGCGCCTTGGACAGCCGCCGGTACTCGTTCCAGTCAGCGCTGGACTGGATCCGCACCCTGGGCACGCTCAATCGCCACCTTCCGCTCCACGGCCTCGCGCGGCCGCAGCACGATCCGCACCCCACGCGCCCGGTCCTCCTTGGCCCGCGAAGACAGGGCGGCCTGTTGCTGCTCGAGCATGGCGCAGCCTGCGCAACGCGACTCGATCGCGGCGTACGCCTGCCGATCGCCGCCCTTGGCCGGGTCCCACTCGTCCGGATGAGTTCCGCAGCTCGAGCAACGCTCGGCCCGGTAGCGGGCGTGCCAGATGGACTTGTCGCGATCCTGCTGCGTCCACACGGCCGGCCCGCCGAGAAAGTGCGAGTGCGAGATCCGGTACCGCTCGCAGATGTCGAGCTCCAGGGCGAGCTGCGCGTCGCCCTTCAGCCTTTTCCCACCTGGACGTCAAGACTCCTGTCATTGACGCGCAGACACGTGGCGAACAGGGTGTTGACCTCGCCCGCGGCACCGATGGCCGCGCTCGTGGTCCAGTCGAGCCAGTCCTTCTCCGACATCCGGTCCTCGGGCGCCAGCTCCTGCCCGATGCACGCGGCCAGGAGTGCCGGCACGAACGAGTCCGGGTTCCACCGGTAGTTCAGGCCCTGCTGGGCCTCGGTCGGGGGATGCTCCCCGATCAACGCCTCGTACTCGGACGGCGGGACCGGTGAGACGACCAGGATCTCCCGGAAGGGGGTCAGGGCGACGAGCGCCTCTTCCACCCGGGCACGCGCGTCGGCAAGGTCGACGCTGCGGGACTCTGCATCTTCCAGGTCCCGCAGCGCCGACTCGTACGCGGCGTACGCCGCATCGGCCTCGGGCGAGAAGTCGACGCGGATCGTGACCCGCTCCGGAGGGAGACGCCGCCCGAGCAAACGCTCCCGCTGTGACATCACGGACCAGCGTGGGCCGGGATGACCACGTTCTCGACCGGCTCCTGGGTGATGTTGAAGTCCACCCGGATGAGCGTGGCCTCGTCCATCGACCTGATCTTCGGAGCCGAAGCGACCTGGACCGGGAAGACGTCCATCGTCGCCGCCGCGACGTCACCGGAGTCCATCCAGATGATGTAACCGGCGGTGTCACGCGGGAAGACCTCGCGGGCGTCCTCGGAACCCTCGTCCGCGTAGAACGAGATCGAGGAGTCCTCGGCCGAGATCGAACCCGGGATCGAGGACACGAACCGGGACACCATGTCCGGGGTCTCGATCTTCTCCGACTCGGTCGACCAGCCGTCCATCTCCGCGATCTCGCGGGTCAGGTCGGTGCCGGCGTCGAGCTCGGTCCGGGTGGGGACCAGGTTCGCGGCCGCGATCGTCGGCAGGAAGTAGCACTGCGTCCGGCCGACGGTGTAGAACCTGGTGCTCTTGGGGATCGGCGTGGCGGGCATCAGGCGTTACCTGCCTTCTTCGGGTCGGCGGTCGGAACTCCGGCGTCCGCGACCTTCTTCTCGTCCTCCTTGGAGGCGAGAGTCCAGCCGCGTTCCTGCCAGTGCTTGACCGACTGCGGGGCGACACGCGCGGGGGGCGTGTCCTTGTCGAACTTCGGGTGGCGGATCTCCACCCAGTCGTCGTGCTCCGCCATGCGGGGTTCTTCCTTCCTGGACGTGTCCGGACGTGCCGAACGAGCCGCACGGCGGTGCCGAGCGGTGCAACTGTGGTTCAGAGGACGTCGATCGCCACCACGAACGGCACGTCGACCACGAGCGCGCCACCCTCGTGCCGCCAGGGCATGTACGTGTCGCCCGCGAACCGGGCGCGGGTGACCGCACGGCCCAGCGTCGGGTCGCCCTCAAGTTCCTCGCGCACGGCGTCGATCAACAGGTAGGTACGCGTCCGCTGGTCGCGCACCGAGGTGTTGCCGGACCAGGAACGGGCCAGGCACAGCACGGGGAACGACTCCCGGGCACCGCGCAGGCCGGCGATCGTCGAGGTCGACTCGACGGCGGCCACATCGTCCGGGCCCAGGCCGACCGCCACCAGATCCCCGGTGGCCAGCTGCACCGGCGGACCGTCGATGACGGCCACCGAACGGCCGAACCTGTCCTCGAGCTTGGCGATCAGGGCCTCGATCGCGGCGGGGACGGCGCTCATGGGCGGTTCGCGGCCTTCCCACCGAGCAGCTGCGCGGCCTGGTTCGGGATCAGGTACCCACGACCGGGGACGCTCACGGGCTCGGCCATCCCGTAGCCCTGAGTGGCCGGGGTCGGTGGCCGCTGGGTCGCCCACAGGTGCGCGGCGATGATCGCGGTCGCGTCCTGCACGTACTGGGGAACCTCGGTCGGGCCGGCCACGTACGTGACCCGCACCCAGCCGTTCGAACTCAGCCCGCCGAACGTGCCGATGAACCCGTCCATGGTCGCCGGAACAACCAGGGCAGTCCCGTCAGGGGCGGCCACGGTTGTCACCTCAACCACCGGCGGGCGCAGGTAGCCGATGCCGCCGACCACGTACACGTCCTCGACCAGCGTGCGCCGGGCCCAGATCTGGCCGGTGTACTCCTCGACGACCAGCGAGGCCGTGTCGATGAACTGGCGCAGCTCGTCGTCCTCGACCAGGTCGGCCTTGTTCAGGAACGCCTTCAGGTAGTCGAGCGAGATCAGCGCCACCGGCTCAGCGGCGGCCCGGACGTTCAGGACGTCGGTCTGACTGGCGAAGGAGTCCCCGGTCGCTGTCCACCGCACCACGTGCCGGCCGGGGACGGTGGGCACGACGTCAGCGACGTACTCGCCGACGTCGACTCGTTCCGGGGTCGGCGTCTGGGGCGCACCGATGGGCGGGGTGACCGTGAGGGTCACGTCCGCGTCCACCGGCGCGCCGGACGGGTCGAGGACGCGCCAGGCCAGCCGGACCGCGCCCCCGACCTCGTGCACGTCAGGCCTGCTTGTCGGTCTGCGCCGACGCGGCCTTGTTCCGGCGTGCCGGAGCCTTCTTCTCGTCCCGCTCGCCGGTCTTCGGGTCGGACTCGCCCTCGGCGGGTACCGGCTCGGTCCACGGCGGGCGCCGCACGTCCTGGACCTCGCCCTGACGGGCGTCGCCCACGCGCTTGGCCTGGTCGCCGTAGATGAGTTCGGCGTCCTCCTGGGACATCTTGACGCGCATCGTCGAGTTCCGACGAGGCACTTCGTATTCGTGCAGTTCGGCCACGACGGGCCTCCTCGCTGGTTCGGGGGTGTCGAACACGTGCCGGGCCGTCCGATCTGCCCCGGGGCAGGCCGCGTGCGGCGTGTTGCACACGGGGCAGATCGGAATCGGCATCGGATCAGGCCGTCAGGTCGATTTCCACAAATGCGTTGGGCTGGATCACTCCGAACGCTGCGCGCATCTCGGCCAGGATTGCCACCAAATTTCGCACAAAGAAATCGCTATGCGAATCCGTGGTGGTAATTGTGCTTTGCTGGCGGTCCCAAAGAATTGCGCGAGTGAAGTCGCCGCAGTACGCGGTGCCCGCCGGCACGGCCTCCGACTCGATGACCGGCAGGCCCCAGAGCGGACGCGTGTCGTTGGCGCCGGACGGGCCGCCGAAGTAGAACACGTCCTGACCGGTGGCGATCTCGTCCAGCTTCTCCAGGTCGGCCGGGTTGATGACGTAGCCGTTCGCCCGGGCACCCGCGAGACGGACCTTGGTCTTCGCGCGACGCATGGCCAGCAGGAGACCGAAGCCCGCCGGGCGGCCGGACGGGTCAGCGACGAAGTCCTGGGTCTGGACGCCGGACACGTTGGCCAGGCCCTCGAAGTTCTCACCGGTGCCGTCACCGGCGATCATCTGGTCTTCGAGCTCCTCCTCGAGGCCGTACTCGAGGAACGAGTCGATGAGCGTGACCATCTGCGCGGCATCCGAGAGCGCGCGCTTGGTGACCGGGATCCAGTGCGCGATCGTGCGGACCGGGGTCGACACGCGCTGCACAGCCAGGCCGGACTCGGGCTTGTAGCCGCCGGTGACCAGGGTCGAGGTACCACCGGTGCCGTCGCCCAGGGGGCCGGTCGTGGTGGCCTCGGGCACGGGCGCGGCGTTGTTCGTGATGCCAGTGACCCGCACGTACTCGATCGAGTCGCTGGTCGTGCTGCCGTTGGTGACCAGGCTCCGCAGCGTGAGCGGGCGCTCGAACGGGGCGAGCCCGACCCGCAGGCCGAGGTCGTCGGCGCGGACGAATGCTCCGCCGGAGGTGTCCGACGTGCCGGTGACGAGGGCCTTGCCCTTCGGGGCGACCAGGCTCTTGAACCCGACCGGGCGCGAGTTCACCCGGTGCTGCTTGGTGAACTGCCCACCCGGGGCGGACTTGAGCAGGTCCTGGTACTCGGCCGACTCGATGTAGGACTCACCGACGGACTTGCGGCCGGGCACGATCAGCCCGGCCGGGGTCTGGCGCTCGGCCTTCTCGTTCAGGCCGATCTCGTCGCCGAGATCCTTCATGGCCGCCTTGACGGCGGCGTCGCCCTTTGCCTTCTCGACCCGGGCCTTGGCCTCGGTCGCCTTGCCCATCAGCTCCCTGAGCTGGCTGGACTCCTCGACGGTGAACTCGCGCTTCTCGGCCTCGGCCGTCGCTGCGATGGCCCGAGCCGCCTGGAGATGAGCCTTCATCTCCTCGGTCGGGTCGATGGTGGTGGTCGACACTGGGGTTCTCCTCAGATCGTGTACGAATCGAGCTCGAGAAGTTCGAGCTCGGTGCGCAGACGCTCGGAGGCGGAACCGGCCGGGGCGGGCTCGTCGCTCTTGGTCTCCGGGGCGGCCTGTTCGGCGACCTGGGGGACCTCGGGCACGGCGGGCGTGGTCGGGCTGGCCTTCTCGGCGTTGCTGTCGGCGGCGGGCTGTCCGTCGCCGGTGGCGGCCTCGGCCTTGACCGAGGCCAGCAGTTCCGAGGCCAGGCGCGCGATCTCCGCGACCCGGTCCTCGTTCTGCTTCGACAGGACGCGGCCGGCCTTCTGGCCGGTGGCGGCTGCTGCGATCTTCTCCGCCGTGACGGCGGCTTCCTGCACGGCCGAAGCCGTGTTCACATTCACGGTCACGCCCTGCTGCTCGTGCTTCACGCCGAGGAGCGCGGTCCGCTGGTTCGCCCCGATCATGCACGGGCCGACCTCGTAGACCTTGAGCTCGTGCAGTTCCTTGGTCGCGCCGTCGGCCGACTTCTCGATCGGACGGGCGTCGACCTCGTCGTAGGCGAAGCTGAACTGCGTGACCCGACGGCCCTTGAGCAGCTTGTAGACCTTGGCCGACTTCGATGACGGGTCGTCGATATCGATCCGGCCCTTCACCCACAGGCCGCCGTCGCGCTCCTCGGCCTCCTCGACGTAGCCGATGTGGTACTCGGGGTCGTCGCTCTTGTGCGACCACACGACCGGGATCGGGTCGCCGACGCTCTTCCAGTATTCGAGCGTGTTCTTGAACGCACCGGGGATGATCCGATCACCGACGCTGTCGACGTCGTAGGTGGCGACCAGGGCCTCGAACTGGCCCTCGTCGGTGCCTTCGTGGGTGCCGGCCGCCTTGATCTGCGCCGGGCACGTCTTGACCTGCATCAGTCGCCCTCCACGGCGCGTAGACGGGCGCGTGGGGACACGCCCTCGGTCAGTGCGGTCTGCCCCTCGGGGGGCGGTGCGGAGTCCGTGGGCGACGCCTGGCCGCCCACGAGCACGTTCAGCGGGGTGACGATCTCGTCGCCCTCGGGCAGCTGCGGCAGGTTCAACCGGGCCCGGGCCTCGTTGCGGGTCATGTACGGCGCGCCGACCGCGGTCTGCAACTGCGTCGACTGCTCCTCGAAGCTGCCCTTGAGCTTCTCGGCCAGGTTGAACTCGATGTACAGGTCCTCGGCCTGGCCGAAGTCGGGGAGCAGCTGCAGGGCGAGTTCCTGCTCGATCATCTTCAGCCACGGCCCGAGGCAGTCCTGGTACATCATCTTGTGCTGCTCGGTGATGTTCGAGTAGGTCGCGTTCTCCAGGATTCCGACCAGGGTCAGCGGCACGTGGTAGGCGGCTGTGACCTCCTCGCGGGTCAGCCGACGCGATTCGATGTACTGCGCGTCGCGCGGGTTCACGGCCGCGGGCGTGTACGTCATGCCGTCCTCGAGGATCGGCGTGCCGCCCACCCGAGAGCCGTCACCGGAGTACTGGGCCTGCCACTGCGAGCGGAACCGCTCCTTGGCCGTCGCACTCCACTGCGGGGCGTCGGCCGGGCGCTGCAGGTAACCGCTCAGGCGGGCACCGTTGCGCCAGAGCTGCTCGCGGTAGAGCGTGGCCTGGTACTCCTCGGCCAGGCGCGTACGCAGCGTCTCCAGAGGACTGATGCCTTGCCGGGCGTCGATCGGCGAGTAGCCGCGGAAGTGCACGACGTCCTCGGGCTTGAAGACCGTCTTCCCGATCTTGAACCCGTCCGGGGCGAACGGGTTCTTGCCCTCGAGCGTGACCTGGGCCGGGTCCAGCCGGACGAGACCGGCGGCCTGGTCCTTCGGCCGGACCTTCAGGATGAACGCGTTGTCATAGATCGCCAGGTCGGACACGACCGACTCGACGAACCGGTACGGCGTGGTCTTCGGGTTCGGCCGGGCCAGCAGCTCGGCCAGCGGGTGGTCGAGCACGCGCTCGCGGTCCACGTCGGACACGCGCTTGTAGACGTGTAGGCCCAGCTGGGCGATGTTGCGGGCTAGGAAGCCCACGACCGTGCGCACGGCCGGCTGGTTCTTCCAGATCTGGGCGTAGGTCTCGGCCAGCGTGTCGCCGAAGCGGACCGGAGCGAACCCGCCACCGGCCGCGGGCTTGTACAGCTCGGTGATCCGGCCTTCGGAGATCGAGAACGCCATCAGTCAGGCACCGCCTGGACGTACTCGACACGCGCGCGTTCGATCACCACGTCTCCGTCCATCTTGGTCGGCTCCGTGCCGGGCTCGAACAGCTCCGCGTTCTTGATGACGACCCTGCTGGCCTTCGTGGTCCACAACGTCCCGACCACGGCCCGGCCGGTGTCCAGCTGCACGAGCACCCGCCGCCGCACGACGAGCCGCCGCGCCCACATCAGGTCGATGACGTGCCAGACCACGCCGGCCGCGATCGCGAGCACACCGAGGGCCAGGACGACGAGCTCGATCACACGTCCTCCTGGGATGATGGGTCGATGGATGCCGCGGAAGCGCTCGCCCGACTGGACAGCTCCGACGACCGGCAAGAGGAGGGCGAAGTACTGCGAGACGAGATCGAGCGGCTACGCGAGGATCTGAAGGTCAGCCAGCAGGCCGTCCGGCTGCTCCGTCGTGACGCCCGCGCCGACCCGATGCCGACCGGACAAGCGTTCCTCGATCGCTTCTACAGGCCCAGCCTGCTCAGTCCTGGCAGCTAGACGACGACCAGGTCGTCGTCCTCGTAGGCCGACCGCTTCTCCGGCGCACCGTGCGTGGCCACGCCGTGCCACGCGAGCGTGGCCGCGACCAACGGGCTGATGTCCACCGACGAGTCCCGGCGGTGCCAGGCCCAGGCGTCGGACAGCAGCCGCTTGCGTGCCCCGGACAGCGCCGCGTTCAGCTGCGGCTGATCCAGATGCCGCAGGGCGGCGTTCTCGACCACGTCCTCGTACAGGTGGCCGCAGGCCTGCGCCATCTCCCGGCCGGTCACCAGGACCAGCTCGATGCCACACTCCTGCAGCGCCGGGATCCACGCCCCTGCGGCCGAGGCGGGGTCGAGCAGCCACGCCCGCGGCCTGTGCCGGGTCTGCAGCTCGACGATCCGGTCCACGACCCAGCCGGTGCCGGTGCGCGCGTCCACGACCTCGACGTGGCCGAGGCCGTCCTCCCGGCGGCCGGCGACCGCGATCGCGGCCCCCGAGCGCTCCGGGGTGGCGTCCACTGCGAACACGACCGGGCCGGTTCGCTTCGAGGCCGGGTCGGCGAGTGCGGCCCAGGTCGCGTGCGGGATCACCGGGTCGACCGCGTTCCGATCCGGCCACTGGTTCAGGTACGCGCGCTGGAACTCGATCAGCTTCATGCTGGTGAAGTCGGCCGCGATCGCTTCCTCGTCGATGATCCCACCGTTGCAACGCAGCGCCGGCATGCACGCCCGCCACACGTCACGGTCGGATGGGTCTGCATCGTCCGGGGCCGACCACTCGAAGTAGGCGACCCGGCGCCGAAGGTCCGACTCGACGATCTCGCGACCGCGGTCGACCTTGCCGCGCAGATACACGCTGTCCGGCGAACCGGCAGTGGACACGACCCAGAACTGCGGCTGCGGCCGAGTGATCATGGCGGGCTTGAACGCCTGCTCCATCCGGTCATCTACCTGCGCAAACGCCTCGTCCAGGATCCCCAGGTCGAGCGTGGCACCGTGGCCGGCCTTCTCGGTGTTCGCCGTCACGCCGTGCCGTGACCGGTTGTTCCAGATGATGGCCTCGCTACCGCCCTTGCGGCGCACCCGGAACAGCTTGCGCAGAGGCGACGACTCCAGGGCGACGACGTGGTCGTCCTCCCACTTCTGCAACGCGTCCTTGCGGGTCTGCGCGCCGTAGGTGATGACCTGCCGCGACCCGAACCCGAGCGCACGGTGCACACACAAAGCCAGGATCAGGGTCGTCTTGCCGGACTGCCGCGGCACCGTCAGGCCGATCTCGCGGTACGCGAGCTTGCCGGTGGCCGGGTCGATCTCCAGGGCCACGTCCGCCACGTACTGCTGCCACGGCATGAGCGGGGTCCCGAGCTGCGCCGCGACCGCGCCGACGTGCGGGCCGAGCGTGGGACGCTCAGGAGTACGGGGAGTGGCCCATCGGGGCGGGCAGCCCAAGTCCGTTGACGAAGCTATCGAGGCCGTCATCTTCACCGGCCTCCCTCAAGATCTCCGCGAGCGTGGCTCGCAACTCCTTCGCGACCGCGGCCGTGGCCATACCCGCGCCGTCGTCGAGCTTGCGGGCCAGCGTCAGCGCGGTGGCGACGAGCGCACGGTGGGCGACGCTGACCTCGGGCACGTCGTCGAGAGTGTCACGCACCGCATCTTCCACGGAGAGTGACGGCCGATCGTCGTCACGGCCCGTGACTGGGTCCCGGTCGCTACGCCTCGGCATCACAACCTCGTTTCCGCAGGTCAGAGCGTCGTCACGCTGTGCACCGCCCGTGACC